TTTTCTTACTGGCAGGAAGGCTGCATCGACCGATTGCGCAGGTGGTGACCACCCTCTCAACTGACCACCGAACCCCGCACCGCCAGCTCTGAACACCGCCTCTCGAAGTGGTGTCTGGCCATCTGCGGCCAGAAGTCCAGTATGTTTCATTAAAATCCTACCCCTGCCGGACGGCGACGGCGCGTATTAGTCAGACCCAGCTGCGCTTTCAGGTCTTCAATGTAGGCGCGTAACTCGTGAATGTTCGCTCGGTTATAATCAACCTTGCGATCCCCTTTCTGAATAGAAACCGCCATCGTGCCTGTCTGCAACTTGTGATAGGCGGCTTCGGCTTCTTTCAGCATTTCTTGTGTTGTCATGATCTTCCACCTTTGAGACGTTCTGCCAGCGCAGCTATACCACTGCTGGCTGGTTTGCTGACGGTTTGAATAGGTTGAGGCTCATCCAGAGCCAAACCGAACTTCTGAACAAGAATGTTGAGCGCGGCGTAGGCGTAGTTCCAACCATCCAGAGCTTCATCGAAGGCGTGGTACTGCTTTATCCAGCGCCAGACCTCACGGCCACTCTTGTCGTATTCCAACTTCTTCGCGGCCGAACATAACTGCTTGAAAAACTCGTCGTTGGCCAACTCATCATCGAGCGGAAAGTGAATACAACCGGGAACCGGCTCTGTGCCGTTTGGCATCAGGCTCAATCGGCTGTAAAGCCTTTGCTTAATGCCATCGGTACCCAAACGGGTCAGGTACACTTTTTTGTTGTTCTTCTTGCGCGGGAAGTTTTGGATTGGCTTGCCATATTGGTTTTCACCCTGAATCGGGATCACCCACATGACGCCATAGCGGCGACTCATTTCGTACACGTCATCGGTCTTGTGACCCATGGCATCCCAGCACCACAATTTAACGTCCATGGCTTCGCCACTGCGTTTTTTGTAGGTCTGGTAAAGCATACGGCCAGCCGCATCCTTGAGAACCTGCGTCGATAAGTCGCCCAGCAGCACAATGTGTGAAACCAGCCAACACTCTTCGCCAGCACCCCACGCCCAGACGAACATTTCAATCCGGTCATCCTGCGTATCAATCCCGCCCGTGAGAACCACGGCGCGGTCCGGTACCGGGTTATCCACCCGCTTGCCTGACCACCATATCTCGCGGCGCAGTTTGAGCACTTCCCAATCCAGCTTGTCGCCGTTCTCCCCTTCCCACAATTCACCGAGGGAGAGGTTCACGAACGTTTTCAGCCGTGTCGGATCGTCTTTCTTCTTCAGAAACTCTTTGACGATACCGCGCCAGCCTTCACTCAGTTTGGTGTTGTAACCAGACCAAATGTGAATGCCGACGGAAGTCGGAGTGGGGGCTGGGTTTCCGGCTTCATCAAAGAAGGCGTGGCCATCTTTGGTCCACGTACCATCTTCGGCCATCCAGCGCCCAGCTAGCTCCATTTTGTACAAGTGCTGATACAGGATGGGGTCATCACACCCGATGCATTCGTAATAGACCGATTTGGCTTTGGCATTGAGTGTGGGTTGAGAATGATCCCACTTAAAACCGTACTTGGTCTCTTTGCTGCCCCATTCCAGCACCTGTTCAGTGCCGCAATGCGGACAAGGTAAATAGAATCGAAAGGTCAGTTCCATGCGCGCCATCAGGCGCTCAATGTGAGACTCACCTTTATTGGTTGGTGTGGTTCCCCACCGGGCCATCGGGAAGGCGGCACCTTCCAGACGCTTGTATGCCAGGTCGATCGGGTTACCTTCTTTGCCGACTTCCCAATCCCAGCCGTCAATCTCATCCCCGAACAGCGCCCCTTTGGTTAAAGCGCGCATGTTGCGAGGAGTTGAAGTACCTAAGATGTGCAGCGCCCAGCCGATGCCCTTTTTATAGGTCACGGTGTTGTTCTGATCTTTGGCAAACAGGGCTGGGAATATCCGATGCATGATGGGCATTTCCTGCCAAGCTGCATCGATTTCTGAGACCGAGAGGTTTTTAGCGTCACTCTCGGTCGGAACGTAAATCACCGAGTTGGTTTTGAACTGGGCATGCAAGCAGCTATCAGCCGCAACAATCAGTTTCGTCCAGCCAACACGCGCCGATTTCTGAAAGGCGATTTCCGTGATGGCTCGGTTACACATCATATTGAGCGGAACCACCTGGAGTGGCAGCGTTTCCCAAAAGCCCTCTTCCTGAGAAGAACCGGCGGCTAACCGGAAATGCTTGTTCGCCCACTCTGAGGCTTTAATCGGCGCTGCTCTGCTCAGTGCTGCCAAGCCACTCCGGACCTTCTTCCGGATCGCTGTCCATGTAGTCTGAGAGATTAGGTTGGACATCGGCACACTCATTCAAGACAGCAGCGATCACGGTCTCCAATACTTCCACCGCTTCCGGCGGCAAGTCGGGCCATGCGTTTTTGAGTTTAGGGAGAAGGGTGTCAAGGCGTGTACTGACTCTCGCGGCAACTTGCTCAAGTGCATCAACGATGACTTCCAGAGGTGCATAGCTCTTTTCGAACAGCACCCGCTTGGCTTTCATCATGAACACTTTCTCGCGCCGCTCTTCGAGTTTTAGGTCACGTTCGATCTTGGCGTACGTTTCCTCATCTTCACGGTCGGTTTCCGGATCTTTTTCAGCCGGATTTGACTGGCGAAGGAAGGCTGCGTAGCCGTGAATACACGCTAAAGGATTCATGCCTTGCTTACCTATGGCAGCAGGCACAACGCCTTTATTGATAAGGTTTCGGACTTGCCTATCGGATATACCAAGAAGCTCGGCTATATCCGACTGCGTGAACTTCTTGTCTGGATTGAATAGCTGATTCATTCATGGTTTAAAACCGGAAACCGGAAACCCCCAAAAGTAAAAAAAATTTTAACGAGCGACTTCGTGCGAGGTCGAAACCCCGTGGTATCTCAGGGTGCCGGAAAGGACCCATTAAATATCCATATAAATCAATCAACTAAGCATTGCTCCCTGATGTAATCCTGCAGGTACTTGGTCTGCTGCAGGTTCTCCGCCATCATTCGCTGGAGGCGTAGATAATCTTGTTGAGCTGCTTCGGTAAGTCGTGGGGAGACTTCATCGCCCATGCTTCTGGCGCTGGTGGTATAGGGCATTGAGGCTGGACAGACTGCTTTGACGCGCAGCCTGACATTGGCAGAGCGCAAACTAGCGCCAAGACGATCAATTTCTTCCTGTGCGGCTGATAGTTCTGCTGCATGTTTTATCCCCAGTTCGTTGTAGGTTTTGATTTGAGCGATTTGTTTGTTGTTGAGTTCGATAAGTGAGTTACGTTGTGCGACTACCTGATTCAGTTCGAGCTCTGCCGACTGGCGGCGCTCTCGCTCGATAGCGAACAGACCGGATAACGACGCGATAATTGCGGCGATTACTCCGATGACAATGACTTTCCAATAAGCTGCAGTTGGCATACTTCTTCCTCAATCTCTCTACGAGTAATCAGGCCCTTCCACTTTTTCCCACCAGCGTAAATCCATCGTCGTAGTTGCTCACATGCCGATGCGTATTGGTGGCCATTTAGCAACCTGAGAAGCGTAGAACGGGAGAAATTGCCGATACCGACGTTGTAAGTGAATGAGTAAAGCGCTGCACGAGTAGCTTTAGGTATATCTACATGAATCAAAGGATCAACCTGAGCCTGTACTTTTTTAAGGTCAGCATCGAGCAACTGTTTACACTCCAATTGGGAATAGTTTTTTTCCTTTACGATGTCATCGCCTGTATGCCCGTAACACACGGTAAGAACACCAACCACATCGTAATAAGGCTTATATTCAACTCCTTCAAAAGGAATCACCATTGCAGCTGCGATAGCGATAGTGGACGCTCCCGCGGCTAGCAGGTTCTTAACCGTGCTGTTAATCCTGCTCATCACCAAACTCCGCAGTGAATCGCTTTTTCTGCCAATAGTTGTTGATAAATGCCGTGAGTAACATACCAACAAGTGCGATGATCACCATGTAGGCATCTGTCGATATTGAGCCAAATACACCAATGACTGCATTCCACCAATAAGATAGAGAGCTGGAGACTTTTTCATTCATACGCATACCCACCCCCTGCAGGAGTGTCCTGATTATTTAGAGTGAGAGAAAAGAAATTTGAGGCATAAAAAAACCGCCTTGAGTGGCGGCTTTTAAACTCTGGATGCATTAATCCAAGCTAGGAATTTATAGGTTAATTTGTTCCCATTTTGTTTTCAAGTTCAGCTCTGAACCTTACTTGTGCGGCAACATCATAACCTATGAGGATAGTGCGAATACACTCAATGTGTTCTTCCCAGCGTTCCCAATGCGTCTGATAATAGCGAGTTCGTTTCTTCTTGAAACCTTCACTGTTCTCTCCTTTTTGCTGGCAGTCATAATCCACTAGCAAAGCAATCAGATGGGCCTTAGGTACCAAGGGTAAATAAACAGGGAACTCATTTTGTTGTTGTACGGATGGTCCTGATAGTTGTTCTAAAGCCATCCCACCAGCAATGATAGGAACGATTACGGAAAACTTCTCGAATGTTCTTTTCTGAATCGTAACGCCTTTCAGACTTTGGGCGATTACCCAATCATTCATCAAACACTTGAGCAGACGTTCTTTGTTAGACTTAGCATTCCAACCAGGTGACGCGTAAGCAAATAGGCTCCAGTCCGACAAATGTTGTGCCTTATTCGCCATGTTTTCTACAGCAGCTAATACCTTAGCACCATCTAACTTAGCGCCAATCTCGTAATCTGCAGCACCAAAGCCTCCCCCACCAGCACCTTCACTATATTTGGCTCGAACTCCCTCGGTCGCCATACCAATAGCCGCAGGCATTCCCCAATGTTCTATAGATGTGACTAACCCCATACTTCCCCACAAAAACAGCAACGTATTATCTCATTGTAACTGGTTATATACACAGTACATACAATTACTAAATTTACTGACTCAAAACTTTGGGCAATAAAGTGCGAATCACTACAAAACTCCTTCACTACTATCTTGAGTTTTCATGTATTTCTACTAACTGTTATTCATATAAATAAAATGGCTAGGTCTAAAAAATGAAAAGAAATATCTCGCTTTCAATTTTAATATTGTCTCTTACAGCTTGCGGTACAACCAAACCACCAACCATCGAATCTGCCGCATGGAAACAAGTCAATAACCTTGGCGAAAATGGACAGTATGATCACAAAAAAATATCCAGTAGATTTAATGGCAAAAGGTGTATAACCATATCGCACCGCAAAGAACAATTATTATTGGCTCAAGAAAGTTTTCATCAAGCCTCTGTAATGCTTGAAAAAGCTAACTCAGAGTCCACGTTAGCTTCATTAGCAATAGACATTGCATCAGAAAATAAACTTAAAGCATATGAACTCTATGAAGAAGCCCTGAAAAACACTGACGAATCTAAACGTAATGCAGCCATAAAAAGTGCAGAGGATAAACTCGCATTTTCAAACAAAGAACTAAAATCTGCCAACAAACAATATGATGATGCTCGATCAACTTTCAGTCGAGCTAAAGACGAGTTTAACCAAGCAAAATCAGAATTAAGAATTGCCAATTCATATAAATCAGATACCAACGAATATGTACATGATGAACTGTGCAAGGCATATTCATTTGCTGATTTTTACAGACAAAAGTACATTGAAATGTCATCAGATGCGTACGCACTTGGTACAGGTCTGGATGCATTGGGACTGTTAGCTGGCTTAGCAGGAGTAACCTCAGTTGCTTTTAATTGGCATGAGGATGCACTTATCAGTTCAGCTTTGACTTTAGGCGCGGCCATGGGCGTAAAATCGTACACACAACCTGGACAACGTTCAGATCTATATCTTCAGGGCGCTCAAAGAATGCAGTGCATTGTCAACACTAGTCCACGGATACTAAACAATAGTATTGATTCCGACAAACTCGACGAGATGAAAAAGGATGTTACTAGAGCTTTAAGAGCGCTGAATTCTATTACACCAGAAACTATAACTGCAGCTAGAAACACTACCCCAACAGAAGTATTAACAAGTGAAAAAATTACACAGCACGTAGACGAATTCCTAATGCTGAAAAATAATTCTCCGGAAATACAAAAAGAAATGACAAGAAACATATCCTTGATTGAAGGTATGCCAGATACAATTATTCTTGCAACCAAAGAAGCTGAACTTAAATTTAATCAAAGCTTTGTATCCTCAGCGCCTGATTTCAATAAGTCTCTTGGTATTATACAAAGTGCGATATCGCAACAAATACTCAATCAGCAGCAGATTCAGAAGCTAGATGCTCTTTTCCCAGCCACCAGCTCAACTTCCAATTCAAAGGAAAGAGATAATAACGCGCAAATTTATGATACAACTACGCCCTTAAACTCTTTAATTAAAATTACAAATGACCTCAGGAATTATCACCAAACTCTTATGAGTGAAATAGTCAACTATACCGATGTCAGTGCCGCTTTGAAGCTGTGTAACGCTATATAGGCCCTTTGGGGGTGTTGATGACATTGCTCATGCGGCGCAGTGTGGTTTATTCACTGCCTATTCAAACGTAGTCGATACCGTCATCTATAGTTCCATTAGAACTAAACGGAAGAGATAGAAAATGTGTGGCAGACTAAACGTAATCGATGACCCGCTTTGTCGTGTTGTATGTGAGAGGCTTGGCATTAAGTTTTCAACACCAACGAACAAGGATTTGCGACCGTCAGAAATGGTATCCACCGTTATCTATGAACACGGTGGTTTCCACCAGCTAGACCTGCAATGGGGTATAAAACCCGAATGGTCTAAGAAGCTCATTATCAACGCTCAATCGGAAACCGCGCACATCAAACCTACTTTCAAGCGCGCTTTCGAAACTTCGAGAGTGATTATTCCCTGCTCTGGATGGTATGAGTGGTCGGAAGTAACTGGAGATAAACAAAAATTCTTGTTCAGGGCCGATAATAGCAAGCCAGTGTATATGGCTGGCTTAGCCTATAGAGACACTGGACAACTCGTTACTCTCACAACAAAACCGACTTTGCAGTGTGCGGCCTACCACAACAGGATGCCTCTAGTTATAGCTGATTCAGATATAGAACATTGGTTAACCGGCGCACTCGATATCAATGAGTACCCACCAGCCCAAGAGACACCATATATTATTGAGCTGCATTCTTGATAGACCTGCGCGCATCGGTTTCTTGCAGGGCTCATGTCCTCTCTCAAACCCAATGAGATAATTGCAACTGGTTGTGTATCGCCTATTCTTTATTCGGCTTTCTAATCCCAATAACTCAATAGGTTACTCACCATGAAACTTCGTCATGCACTAGGTTTACTCAGTATATTGTCACTCTCAGCTCAAGCTGAAATCCTTTCGGTTCATTGTCCCCTTGGTTGCCCTTCCAATCCAGAATCCAATGATCTCGTTTTCACTCACATCTACGCCCTTTCCAACAACCCAAATACCAAGTTCGCTGATTGGGTGGCATATGAAGTCAATCCAATAAACTACGGCGTATCACCGGGTCGCAATTGGAATAGTGATCCGCTGATTGATGAGAGTAAGACACTAGAACCATCCGATTATACTGGAGCCAACGCAAGCGATTTAGAAGCTGACAGGGGCCACCAAGCACCCCTTGCTAGTTTCGCGGGTTCGCGCTACTGGTACGAAGCAAACTACCTAAGCAATATCACTCCACAAGATGAAGATTTGAATCAAGGACCATGGAAAATACTAGAGGATAAGGTCAGGGATATCGCTACGTACGAAGTTCCACTCTACGTGATTACTGGGCCGCTATTTAATTCCGAGATGAGTAAGTTGCCGAAAGCAGATGAAGAGCATGTAGTTCCGTCCGGCTACTTTAAGATCGTCTACAACAACAAAGGTGCCATCGGCTTTGTAATGCCTCAAAGCAGCGGGAGGAATGATGATTTTTGTTCAAAGACATCAACTTTGGGCAACATTCAAACCTTGGCTGGCTTTAGCCTACCCAGCCTCAAGGACAACCCTGAATTGAAAGCAGAACTGGGTTGTCGTGGCTAAGAAAAAAGAAAAACTTTATGTGGCTTATAGTTAAAACGCTTTGAGGGCTATGAGCCACATCGTCTATGGACAAACTTTAACGCCAAATTATACTGTATACAAATACAGTAATTATTGTTTTAGTATGTTCAAAACTATCCATGTTTCTCGTAGTCATCGAATCGATAAAGTAGGCCCTAATGGAGCTATTGGCTACCATCTAAACCGCGATGGTTCGGTAAAGGTAATGATGAAAAGTGGTCACTACAAAGATTTCCCGTTTGGTGGATTCATTGATGGCGCCAACGTGGTTGGCCTACCGCGGCTAAAAATAATCTACGTGGTAGCGTTATGCAGTGACGACCAGGCTGAAGTTATCGTACAAACTATTCCGAGAGATCACTATGTAGTAGGGACTTACCTTGAAGGGAAGGTGTATGTGATGACATATCACGACTCCGTTAAACACTTTCTAAGAAAGGATGCCGACCAAGATGGGAAGAACAATGTCTGCTCGTTATTTTGATACTTGATGAGGAGTATTCACAATTCGTCTTGTAGTTGAAGCAATACTGGACTTGAGGATTGCTATCACCTTCTATGATTTCAAACCTAAAGTATGGACAACAAAAATACCACTAAATAAAGCAATTGAGACAGAGAGTAATGTTCCGACCATTACATATTCTGTGAACTGTCTATCTCCATTTTCTTTCAACTCTCCCATTCTAAATATGGATTTAGCAGCTAAAACAAATCCAATCGCGGCATATTGCGATGTAACAACAAAAGTTAGTATCAATATCCTCTCTATATATCCAATATATTTCCCTGCATCCTTCAGTCCTTTGTGACCATTATCCTTTATATTATCTTCCCATTTAAATAAAACTTCACCTACAAGTATCGAAGTAGGCTTTAACATTAAAATGTAGAATATAGAAATAGTAAGGATCTTAACATAATTTAAAGATTTGATATGAGCAACAATCAAGTCAATTTCACTAACATATATCAAACCGTATGTTAACAATATCAAAATAAAAACATGCAGTAATTGGTCAATGATAAACCACTTATAATTTCGACTTAAATGAACTTTAATAGTATCAATCATCCAATGTGATACCGAGATAAGTGCAAAAATAAAAAATACTTGGATCACTGGATGAGTCCAGTTGTCAAAAAAATAAAAATAACAAACACCTGCAGAGAGAACGCCATGGAGAAAAGAGTGAGCGATCATATAATTTGATTTGCATTTCTTATTAACTTTATCTTCAACCCAGTTATCTGGCTGAAAGAAGAAGTCTCCTAAAATATGAGACAAAACCAATAGTAGAAACAATAAGTTAGCATTATCACTCACTTTTTAAAATATCCCTTTAATTCATTTTCAATAAAGTCTACCGTATCAATAATCAAAATAGAGTTAGCAGCTTGTAGACGATTTGACAAAGTTCTTCTATTTATTTTTGTTTCTATTGATATTTTTTCTTGAGTATATCCTGGATACAGCATCTTCGGTATTAATACCTCAGCTTGTTTTTGACTTAAGTCAGTAATAATTTTATCCAGATGGCGAACCAATAAGTTTAAATAATTAAAATCAGAGTCAAGCTTTGAAGAAAAAACTTTTAATCTCTCATCTTTCAGGTCACTTAATCCTCTACCTGATAATTCAAAAGCTTCACCTTTCGCAGTTTTTCTCAATTCATCAGCTATGTTACTATATTCTCCGATACCTAATGAAACTCTAGCATCCGCATTCTTCACAGTTTTCATAATGCAAAGTCGTAATACAATGGAACATCTCAAAGACATCCAGCATTTAGGAACAAATAGTTGAAACTCATCCCCTCGAAAAATATCACCTTTCGCCTCATACAAACAAGAAAGTTCCTTTATCATTCGTTCAAGGCTATTCAAACAATTTTTGTGTTCTTCTTCAGACAAGCCACCAGAATTGACAATATCGCCTGTAATAACACCAGCTATCAAATTGCTTTCTCCATTATCCAATTTCGACTTTGTTACACTGTATAACTATCAATAAATTACTTTCAGTGTGTTAACCAAACGTTTTGTATGCAATTTTATCTTGTGATTCAGCCCTACAGAAACATTTTCGGCACAGTGACCAGAAAAACCAACCAAAATCACACTGGCCAGTATAAACCGGCCTAAGATACTCTGGCCAGTAAAAACCGGCCAAAAACACTCTGGCCAGTATAAACCGGCCAAAAACACTCTGGCCAGTATAAACCGGCCAAAAACACTCTGGCCAGTAAAAACCGGCCAAAAACATTCTGGTCAGTAAAAACCGGCCAAAAGTACCTTAGTCAGATAAACCGGTTGATATGTATTTACTAAACCAACGCCTCCAGCTCCAATGCTTTCTTGATGGTTTGCTTTACACAAAACAACTGAGAACCATGCTTGGCGTCCCAGCTTTGGGGGGCATCATGAAACCGACTGTGCTCGTCGGCCACAAGTGGCATCGTGTACAGGTCATGCGTTTTTCCACCCATTTCCCCTTCATCATGACCGATGAGATGATGGGCCACAACGCCTTCTGTTTTATCGGTGATGACGCATGGAAGCGCTCGAACAAACTTCCGGTAGTTCTCCGAGTGTCAGGTGATTTCTTTCGGCCTCGCCATGAACATTGCTGGTGGCTGTTCGTCGACCATTAAGCGGATCGATTTCACCCGTTCCGCTAAGATTGATTTTGAATCCAGTTCAAAACTGTAGTGATTAACTAAAACTGGCCACGTATATAGGGCTTTTCCATGCTTTTGGTCATGCGTGCAGAGTCACGACTGACGCCATTGGTAACACGATTTGCCCCTTTTCTTGTTGGACCATATTCTCGCAACATTTCTTGTTGACTCCCTTTGACATGGTTCTAAGCGGCTTTGCCATGCTTCGTTTAACTTATTTCCCTTAACTCAGGCTTTGAAACTAAGTCCAATTTCAATCACGAGTTTTCAAAGATCACTGGGCAAACTCCGAGTGAGTTTCGACGTCCACCACAAGTCTCAGGTTGAGTTTTCTTGCGTTCTGCTTATTGGTTCAGAAAACCAACAATGTCATTTAACATCAATTGATGTAGCTCACCGCGTGAAGCGACGAAGCCGTCTTTGCAAATAATACCATCGCCCGGAACTTCTTCTTCAAGCATCGCCACTGCTTCCGCTTTACAGCGTTGCATAAAGCTAAAATGTGTCGCGTTTTCGTAGACTTTGTATTGTCTCGAGTTAAGTGGCATGTGCTTGGCAATGTAGCCAGACTCTAATGCTTGAGGGAGATCTCCAATATCTGTCCCAGCAGACAGTATTAAGGTTGGTACATTGATGTCTTCTAAGCTATTGACTGAAAAACTCCTAGCAAGCCCTAAATCAAGGCTAACCACACGTTGAATTCGTGGATCTGAAAGGTCTATATTGCTTGGTTCTTTAGCTTGGACTTTGGATAACCCTAACTCTTCGGAAAGCCCACAAGTTCTCGAATTCTGGTATTTATTACATTCCGATTCAAGCGTTGCTCTGTCTACTCTCGCTCCAACCAATTGCATCACTGTCCAACCACCCAACGAATGCCCGATCGCTGTAACATCGTTTACGTTAGATGACTGTTTCCAAGGGGCTTTGGACAACAAGTAATCCAGAATGCGTGACACATCTCGTGGCCTTTCCCACCATTTTGCTGCCTGCTTGGGGGACTGGTCGAAAGAAGTTGTTCCCGGATGGTCAACGGCCGCTACGATGTAGCCGCGACCAGCAAGTTCGGTCGCCAACCAGTTTTGGTTTCGCCAATTTCCTCGGTAGCCATGTGACAGAAGTACCACTGGGAAAGTGCCTGATTGCATTCGTGCACCTTTGATGACCTGCGTACCGATGAACGCAGGGTTATCGCCAATCAAGGTTGTGTCTGATACATCTTGTGTGGGATACCAAATGGTGGTGTTTAACGGGCGTTCAGGGACGTCTGTTAAGGTAACTTGAGTGAATCCGATACCGGAAGCGATGGCTGAGTTGCAAAGAAAAAGTGCGAAGAGTAAATGTGCCCATTTCATGAGGAATGCTCCAATTGAGGTAATTGGAACTAACATGCGCTAAGCCCACGTATCACGAGACCTCAAACACGATCGAGGAGGCCCTCAATCGTGTTTAAGTACCGAATTTAGCTAATTAGTTGTGGTTGTCTACCTCTAGATCGTTTTTCTACCATCTGCTTTCTAAGCCATGTTTTACGCTGCTAAGCAGCTTATCAAAACGCCGCAGTTCTTCGGGGTTTGGTTCTTGCCCGATGGAAATATTGTGCTTCCGGTGATCTGTTCCATCAAAACTGGAAATCAAGTTGAGATATTTTTAGTTTTTCATTCATTGCTACTGTTTTATTTTCCGAAACTGATTTATGTCCAATTGTAAGTTTCGATACCAGCAGTTCGACAACACGAGCTAGTCGTGACTAACCAGTTTGTGAATATGCATCGTTCCACTCCTCACGGCATTATTAATTATTAAACCATCGCCCCCAGCTCCAACGCTTTCTTGATGGTTTGCTTTACATAAAACAACTGAGAACCATGCTTGGCTTCCCAGTCTTTGGGGTCATCATGAAACCGACGGTGCTCGTCGGCCACAAGTGGCATCGTGAACAGGTCATGCGTTTTTCCACCCATTTTCCCTTCACCATGACCGATGAGATGATGGGCCACAACGCCTTCTGTTTTACCGGTGATGACGCATGGAAGCGATCGAACAAACTTCAGGTACTTCTCCGAGTGCCAGGTGATTTCTTTTGGCCTCGCCATGAACATTGCTGGTGGCTGTTCGTCGACCGTCAAGCGGATCGATTTCACCCGTTCCGCTAAGATTGCTTTTGAATCCAGTTCAAAACGTTCGTCACTTTCGAAACGCATCACTACCCCGGTCTTCTTAACTTTTTGCTTCACTGCAAACATCTCGTCTAAGACTGAACGTGGCAAGCATTCATACACGCCGTTTACTACACTCCACCAGCAAAGTTCAGCGAGCGTGACATGAGTGGATGACCGCAGTTGCGACTTCACGCAATCTAACCCCCAAAGCAATACGTTTCGTTTGACGATGATTTTGCTCTTGTCCGTTGGTTCGCTACGTTCTGCATTGTCATGGTGCCAACAAACCCGAACCGCGCCATCAAGTATCGTTAGGTTCTTATCGCAGAACTCTCCATCCGACAGCTGGCAATGTGGAATACGCGCCAGCCAATGTTCAAAGCTGCCGAGTTTTCGCTGAACATCAGGATGTAGAAAGAACTCGAGTAAACGATCGTCGCCAACAAGCGATTTAGAACTGTCCGGAAATACCGGACGGTTCAGCTTACCACTTGGGACATTCAATAACTCTTCAGGCAAAGGCATCACCACCAGCCGATTGCCCTGACTCATTTTTGCTAGCTCGCCAAGCAGCGTTTTCCCCGGTTTGAACATCATCAAGCCGAGGTCATGTTGAAGAAATGGCTGCAGAACTAACATCAGAACAGAGCTCCTATATCTTTCCAAACTGGTTCTAGATGAGCGACTAACCGAGTGGAGTCCCCTACTCCCTGAACATCCAACGACGTGACAAAGAACGCCCGATCACAATGCCTATACACACGCTTTTTTGCGTAACAAATGCAAAGAGCATCGGCGGCTTTACTGTCAGGAGGTACTCGAATGTCAATCGCTGCACTCTCCTCACTTTCGAAAATGCCCATCCTTATGATTCCTCCAGAAGCCAGTACTTGCTTGTATATGCCGTATGTTCTCCAAACTCACACTGCACATCGGCGCCTGCTTTTCTGGCGGCATTCACCAACAAAACTAAACTACAAACGTGAATGCCCAGTTCCTCGCAGATTTCAGCCGGTGACCAAAGCCGCTTTCGCGAACTCATCAGGCAAATCAAATCTCGTTCATTCGCCATCGAGCCTCCTTAACTCCTGCAGCCATGCTTCTCGCTTGACCATAAGCTCTTTGATTTTTCGCTCTGAGGATTTTGCCGCTTCCTGTGATACCGGAGACTTGCGCTGCTGAAACGAAATCAACGCCGCGTTCTCGTTGTTGATGTCCATTTCGATTTGGCGGATCTTGCGTTTCAACACATCACGTTCGTCAGTACACGCCGCTTGTGTTTGAACTGTGCCGGTATAGCCCTTGTCCTGTTCTTTGCACAGCCAAGCGTGAATAAATCGTTTGATGCCCGATGCGGTTTTCTGCCGTGTAGGATTTGCTTTGCACCAACCGATCATGTTTCGCAGTTGCTGGCTTGCATCGACCGCTGGGTACAAGTCACGAAGTTCGAACAACTCAGATTGTGTTACCTGATACACCGCTTGTTTTCCCTTCAAAGGGATTTCAAACAGAATCGGTTCTTCGGGTTTGTCGGTTTCGAGTTCGCTCGGAACATCAAGGATCTGTTTGTTTGTATCTGGTTTGGATCTGTTAATGGATTCGGGAAAATTACCACTTCCATGGTTCTGGGAATTCTCCCGATTCGATTCGGTAATATTCCCATTTCCATCTGGTAAAATTACCGATTCCATTTGGGAAAAGTGTTCAGTTCTAGGAAACAACATTTCGACTAAGCAATCGCCGTTGATCAAGTAATGAGTCGTCGGAACACCATTGGCCTTTTTGACTCGGCTCTGAATCACCTCACCTAAGCGTTTCTTCAATTGACGAATCGCGTAACGAACCTGATCAACTGACAAGCACAGTTCCTCGGCCAACTCATCGTTGGCCTTGTAGAACCATTCACCATCAGGCTTAGTGCTGGACCAGAACACAAGCTGCGACAGCACCGCAGCGTGTGTATGGTTACCTTCACAGAACTTGATGTAAGGACGTGGGATGCTGATCGAAGCTGAGTGGCCGGAGAGTTCTCTTACCACATCAAACAATCTAGCCATTTGTGCCTCCAAACCCGAGAGCTAAGCGCCAAAGCGGAGCAAGTAAATACGGGCGACGAATCGCCACATATTCAGTTTTCCGTCCAACCTCTGGGTCTTTGTTTTTAACGTTCTTTGCCTTAGACGCGCCATGACGTTCAAACAACCCCGCGCTAACGGCTTGCTCCATCGTCATTTTGCGTTTGTTCAGCCGGTTACTCAGCGTGTGTGGGCTCATTCCGTAGGCTTCGGCAATGGCTTTTAGACCTTTGTGGCCGTTGTATTCGTAGGTTGTTGGCATCACTCAACCTCTTCTTTTTTCAAAGTCCAGAACGCTGGGTGCTTTATCCGGTTTCCCCGGTCCCAACATATCCAGGCATATTCAGAGTTATCGCTACCACCATGAACAAATGACGGACGTGGAGTAAGGATGAGCAAGTTAGTCCAAGGGAATGAACGCCAAAAGTCTGCGCGCTGTTTACTGCCCAACATGGAAAGACGTAAGAGGAAACACATGGTTCCATCTTCGGCCAAATCGCGAGTCATGGCCGTCGCGATAAATTCCTGAGCAAGGCTAAACGGCGGATTGGTAACAATCACATCCGCACTCATATCCTTTTTCGGGTTCAGGTAGTCTATGCCTTCAGCCAGCTCGGCGTATTTAACCTTGTGACCAGCGGGGAACTCACTGGTAATGCGGCCATCACCACGACAAGGTTCCGATAGAACATCACCTTCTCGAAACTCAATACAATCCAGTAATGCTTTGACACACCATGACGGGGTTGGATAAAAGTCACGCTCAATACGTTCTTTAGCCATTAAGCCACCTCCAATTTCACAACCGTAATCAGGTTTGCTTCCACCAGAGCCTGCGCAACTGGTGGGCATACAGCGTTACCACATCGAGCAACTTGCTTTGCCTTAGAAAGCTTTTTCCCAGAGCTGTCGTGAGATATCAGGTAGTCTGTAGGAAAACCCTGAGCCGCAAACAGCTCATGAGGCTCAAGCATACGCATGCCAATATCCACTACCTGGTAGTGCTCGCCTCGAACGGTCACCAAGCCAAAACGATGCTTTGTTGTGATAGTTTGAACGGGTTGATTTAGCGTATGACCGTAATTGGTACCGTAGTACTTGAGCAGGAACGCCCGAACTTCACCGATATGAAAGCCGCCAGCAGATATGGTGTGCACAGGTTCATCGGTACCATGACCTAGGTTATCGCCACGCATCTTTATCATATGGCTGGTCACTAAAGCGTTATGGTCGGCTGTGGTTACGGTATGCAAAGGCTCATTCAGTTCAGAGCCAGTTACGCCCGAGTAGTGCTTCGCCATAAAGGCTGTCACCAATGCAAAGTGCCCTCCTTTCACCTGAGCGCAAATAGTACGAAGTGGCTCATCAGCCGGAATATTTCGTTGATTTGACGCGTTGGCATGTTCAGTGATGAAAGGCGTTTGGTTTTCTTCACTGACGATGAATGGGTTATCTGAATTTAAAACGAACTTTTCCAACCCTTTAGCAATGCGCTGCATTGTTTTTTCGGCCAACGGCTTTTTACGTCCGAAGATGGACTTAACAGGGATTGACCAGTCAATAATGTCGGCAGCAGTAACGTATGGCATCAGTCCAGAACCAACAGGTCCATGAGTTGGTCGTGGCCATTCGATTGGCTTGCTATCATTACGGGCAATCAGAAAGAACCGTTTTCTAATTGTTGGGGCACCATAATCACAGGCGCTTAATACGCGATGCTCGATGTCATAGCCCAACCCTTTTTCTAATTTATGAAAAGGGAATCCCTCGCCAAGCGCTTCTCGGATTTCAGGCCAAGCTTTATGATGAATAGGCAAGCCAGTTGTTAGTGCCAAAACAAATGCATCAAATGTTTCACCTTTGCGTTCCGGACACGGTTTGAACTTCCCGTCCTCTGTTTCTACCACAGGTCCCCAAGTCAGAAACTCTTCGACGTTTTCCAGCATGAAGATACGAACCGGAACAAGTGTGGCCCAGCGAACCGCTACCCAAGCGAGGCCGCGAATGTTCTTGTCTACCGGGCGATTGCCTTTAGCTTTAGAGAAGTGCTTACAGTCTGGAGAGAACCAGGCTAAGCCAACAGGGCTACCGTTACAGGCTTCAACCGGATCTACATCCCACACAGACTCACAATAATGTTTCGTTTCAGGGTGATTCATCTTGTGCATATCAATGGCATCTGGGTCATGATTAATAGCGATGTCGACGTGACGGTTTAATCCCAGTTCCATACCTGTAGACGCACCGCCACCTCCGGCAAAGTTGTCTACGACGAGCTCATTCGGGTAAAGCATCAAACAGCCCTCCCCTCATACACAGCGGCCACGTATAGACGCTTTGCCTCGAACAAATCCGCCAGCTCATCGTGCGTGATTTCTGTACGCATCCCCTTTTCCACCTTGAACAAACGCCATTGGTGGTTCTCTATACGGACGCTTAGTGTTATTCTTCCCATCACTGCTTCTCCGAAGTGGTATGTGAAATTTCCTCGCAAGGTTTTTCACTCGGCTTTAGACCGTTGCCGCGGTTTAAAGCCACTTCCTCATCCAATACCAATAACTGACGCTCGCACTTCTTAAGCAAGCAACGAATTTGGTCTCGTTCAAAATGATGTGTGTCCTGCCCTTGGCTTGTTGCCACTCGACATGAACTAGTCGTTATGTCTGCCATCTGACAAACCGTTACCCAAAATTCACCTGTTTTCATTTTGCCTCCGTATACAGTGCTTCCATCTTCAACATGAATGCTTCAAAGGCCGCTTGGTATTCGCCTTTTAACTTCGCGATAGCCTGGCGTTCCTGTGCATCAAAAACTCCATCCGCTTTCGCTTCTTCTATGGTTTGATCTAACAGGCCTTTCACGGCATTGAGGTGTAAGTGGCAATCAAACATGTCGACGCTATCCAACTCGCCTATTTGTGGCTTTTCGACAACCATGAAGCCGGCTCGATCGGCGAAAAAAGCCGCTACACAAGGTGATTGAGTGAAGTCGACGATGTCGATCAATTCGTCCAGTGAAAAGAAAAGCGTACCCTTAGTCATTTTCAGACGATTGTTGTATTGGTCGTAGGTGTATCCAAGTTGAGCAGCGACAGATCCCCTTGTTCCATGAACGAATCTCTCTGAGTCTTTGACTGCCCTTCTCAACCCGATATGAACTTCATTATGAGCTTCCACTAATTGCTCTCCCTTTTGGTTGTTAACACGTTTGGCTTTTGGAGCTAGCATCAAACTGAGGTTCAGGAAAAACTTCATCAAAGGTGCAGGACGCTCCTAAAGAGTTGAGTGCTTGGACGATCTTCCAAGCCATTTCATAGCTAGGTTTTCGATTACCATTTGCGTAGTGATTTACTGACCCTTGAGATATTCCGACGCTCTGAGCGAGCAATTCTTGAGACTTCCCCGTACTTTTGAGGATTTGCTTGATGTTGTTCATTGAAATCTTCCACTCCATTAAAACCCCTAGAGTATTACATAATGGAATTTCAAATATCAACAATTATTACATATTGGCGATTTAACAAAAAATTACAACGAGTAATAATTGTTCTATGAAGATGAATTGGAATGATCTGGTTAAAGCCAGAATGAAAGATACGGGTATCACCCAAGCCATGCTCGCAGAGAGTTTGGATAAATCGCAAAGCGCGATTGCTCATTGGCTTGGTGGAAATAGGAAACCCAGTATTGAAGAAATCGCCGCCATGATGAAAATCGTGGGGCTTAGTCACATGACGCTGAATTCTGAAGGTTTAGTTGAATATCCTGATGAAGCTTGGTCGAATGTAACCAAAGTTGACATTCAACCGACGTATCAGAAATCTTTTCCAGTGCTGAGTTCGGTACAAGCAGGGGCATGGACTGAAGCATGTGAACCATACACCATAGCGGAAATCAGTGAGTGGTATGAGACTACCGAGCGAACTAGCGAACGCTGTTTCTGGTTGAGAGTTGAGGGCGATTCAATGACATCAGGAGTAGGTGTGAGTTTTCCAGAAGGAACCCTCGTTTTAGTGGACTCAGAGCGTGACCATCAGAATGGTTCTTTGGTAGTTGCTAAACTAACTGATGTAAATGAAGCAACATTCAAGAAACTAGTCATTGATGCCGGGCAAAAGTATTTAAAGCCTTTGAATACCGCCTATCAGCCCATAGCTGTTAATGGAAATTGCAAAATTATAGGTGTTGTTGTGGACGCTAAACTGAAGTTATTCTAGTCCCGAACAGCCCTAATGAAGCCGCCCATTGGCGGCTTTTTTGTACCTTCCATTTCGTAATATTTCCCATTCAAGATTCTAATCCATCAAATTAATTCCATTTTGTAATTTACAAAAAATTCCAATATGTAATATTGATTGCATCATAGATGACTACATTGCGAGGAAATATCCATGGCGGCAACCATCGATACCCAGTACGGAAAAGTGACCACATCGGCGCCCTACTTTAGCCATCAGCTTATGTGTCTGGTGCACAACCTGACTCTGGTTAAGCCAGAGAACGAAGAGAACGGCTGGGGCATTAGCCGAGAATGCCCTGCCAATATCACCCTTACCCCTGAATTCCTAACAATGTTCGCCCGAGATGCATCCGCAGTGATGTAGAGCGGCCCCTGTCAACCACCAAAACCAATCTCGTTTGGTGGTTACTCAAAGCCAAACAAAACGCTATATAGGTTGGAAATTATGAGTAGAGCTCAAATTGCTATTGTCACGCTTAAAAAGGCCGCCGAAGAAATTGGCCTGAGCACCAAGACATTAAGAGAGAAAGCTCTTGACGGTCAGTACCCATCCACCGTCATGAGAAAAGTTCGCGGTACTTGGATGGTTGATATTGAGGAATGGAACAGATGGCATCGAATGCAGGGGTAGATAACCTTCCATCGGGGATTGAAGTACGAGGAAACTCTCTTCGTATTTCATTTTACTACAGAGGTAAGCGACATCGTGAATCGTTAGGATTACCGCCCTCAAAACAGAACATCAACTTTGCGAAACAAAAGCGTGAAGCAATCCAGTACGAAATAAAGATTGGCACCTTTAACTACGCCTCGCACTTTCCGAACTCTAAGCATGCATCCGGTAAGCCTAGGGCTCTAGACATTCAAAACCTTACAGAACAGTTTCTCGCCTCAAAACAACACGATGTCAGAAGTTCCACTTACAATCGGTATAAATGGGTATTGAAAGATTTTACGCAGCTCTACGGAAAAAACCGAAGCTGCGACACTTTGTCTCCACGTTCTCTAACTTTGTTCAGGCAAGAACTCATCAAAGGAAGAAGCGCCAGAACAATCAACAATAACCTAGTCACCATAAAAGCATTCTTATCTTGGCTGCATAAAATGGAGTACATCAGTAAGGACCTGTCTGACGTTCTTATGCGATTTAAGCAGAGTGACCCAGATATTCAGCCTTTCTCAATGGAAGAAATCACCAGAGCTCTTTCTGAGTGCCACCAGCTACAGCATCGCAACATGATTACATTGCTCGTGTATACTGGAATACGTAGTGGAGAGTTATGTGCATTGGCATGGGAAGATGTCGACTTCGAAAACAAGACGGTTCATGTTCGTCGCTCTACCTACGATCACCGTGGATTGAAAACTACCAAAACAGACAAGGAACGTTTTGTCGATTTACTACCACCAGCAGTAGAAGCATTAAAAGCACAGCGCCACTTAACGTATCTATACCCGACTAAGGAACACCAGGTTGAGCTGCCAGGCAATTCTTTCCGAACAGAAAAGTTACGTTTTGTTTTCAACCCTAAAGTAGTGAGAGAACAGAAAGGCAGTGATTACGATTACTATGGAAAAAGGGCTCTAGGGAGAGTCTGGACTGAACTCTGTAAGAAGGCAGGTATTCCTCATCGAAACCAATACCAGCTGCGACACACGTATGCTAGCTGGATGATCACTCATGCCAACGTTAACGTCAGTTACCTAGCACAGCAGATGGGCCATGCAGACATCACTATGGTGGCTAAGGTTTACGGGAAATGGTTGCAAGAATCAAATAAGAAAGAATCTAACAGAGTGTGGCTTGAGCTGCTAAAGCTCAAAAACAACCATTGA